ATGCCTTTGACGTACTCGTTCATGCTGTTCCGTTGATTACCCCCATATTATAGGGCATCTGGACCGGGTGGTCAAGGGGTGTGTGCCAGTCGGGTGAGTGTCCTAGACCTTCTCAGTTGATAGGTTTCCATCATCGTCAACAACGAAACGATACTTAACTCCGTTTTTAGAAGTTATGATATTTCTATCTTCAGAAAGTTCCTTGATTGCCTCAATTAGGAGAGGAATTACTTTATAATAATCAACCGCAAGATACCCATTATCTCTTTCAGTAACAGCTTCTGGCAGAATTTCTTTTATTTCTTGTGCAATAACACCAACATCATGACCAGACTTATTGGAATTTTGATTCCAATCGAATGTGTTACCACTAATTGATATTACCTTTGCCAAAGGATCATCAATTGGAGTGATATTATCCTTTAATCTTTCATCAGAAGTATAGAATGCAGTAATATCACCAGTTACATTGAGATCTCCGGTAATTAAAACACCAGTATCTGTTGCCGTAATTGCATCTCTGGCAACTGTTGTTTGATCGAAGACATAAACGACACCGGCAGCACTAGTACCTCCAATCTCATCATTGAGAGCAGAAGCAATAACAGACTTACCATCTGCACTACATGCCACTGCGTATCCAAATTTATCAGCAAGATTAGTAGCATAAGAACCGGTTATAATACCTACTTTATTAAAGTTATTTCCCTGACGATTAAAAACATGAACAATGCCAGTAGTAAAAGTAGATGAATATTCATCATTGGGAGCACCAACAAAAATAGTCTTACCATCGGCACTACATGCAACTGACCATCCAAAATAATCATGATTATCAGCATATTCAGTTCCTGCTGTTAGAATACCTACTTCATTAAAATCATTTCCAACACGATCAAAGACATGAACAGTGCCTTTAGTAGGATCACCGGTCCCAGACTCATAATAAGCACTACCAATAATAGTCTTACCATCGGCACTGATTGCTACTTCGCGTCCAAAGTCATAGCGCACGGTATCGTAAGATGCTGTTAGAATACCTACTTGATTAAAATCATTTCCAACACGATCAAAGACATAAATTGCACCTACATCAGTTACTGTTACGCCACTTTCATCACCATACGCACCAACAGCAATAGTCTTACCATCGGCACTGGTTGCTACAGAATATCCAAAATAATCAAAAACAAATGCACCACTTGATACTGTTAGAATACCTACTTCATTAAAATCATTTCCAACACGATCAAAGACATAAACTACACCTCCGCCATCAACACTATCAACACCCTTCTCATCCAGAAGAGCACCAACAACAATAGTCTTACCATCGGCACTGGTTGCTACTGACGATCCAAAATTATCACTATTTTGAGAAGCATAAGAACCGGTTAAGATACCGACTTCATTAAAATCATTTCCAACACGATCAAAGACATAAACAAGTCCACTATTCGACTCCGATCCTGGTAATTCACTATATTGGTTGCCAACAACTATGGTTTTACCATCGGCACTACATGCAATTTCTTGTCCAAAATAATCGCTGCTACTGGTAGCATAAGAACCAGTAAAGAAACCTACTTGACTATAAGTATTTCCTTCACGATCAAAGACATAAACTGCACCTACATTTGATAATGAATTAGTATCATGATCGGGAGCACCAACGATAATGGTCTTACCATCAGCACTGGTTGCTACTGTGTGTCCAAATTCATCGTTAGAGTTAGGATTATCAAGTTCTATAGCACCTACTTCAATATAAGTTGATCCAATACCTACAAGATTATAAGATCCATTTGATGTTTCACTATGACTTGCATAATCAGAATAATGAGAGAAAATACTTCTATCGGCATTATCTGCAGTTCCTTTAATATCACCCTTTACTGTTAAATTAGATTCTATAATTATATTTTTTTCATCTATAGTCCTTAAAAGTGATTTTGTATTTACATTTTGATCGAAAACATAAACAAGACCTTGTTCACTATTAATCTCATCATTGTAAGCACCAACGATAATGGTCTTACCATCGGCACTGGTTGCTACAGAATGTCCAAAATAATCACCAGTATTAGAAGCATAAGATCCGGTGAGAATTCCTACTTCATTAAAGTTGTTTCCCTGACGATTAAAAACATAAACGAGACCAGAACCATTGCCAGAACCAGGATACTCATCACTTTGAGCTCCTACAATAATCGTCTTACCATCGGCACTACATGCCACAGAGATCCCAAATTGATCATCATCATCGGCATAAAAACCTGTTAAAATTCCTACTTGATTAAAGTCATTTTCAACACGATCATAAACATAAACAGCACCAGGTTGATTAGCAGAAATAGAACTTCTACCAACAAAAATAGTTTTGCCATCAGCACTAGTTGCTACTTCATTTCCAAAAAAGTAGTAATTATTACTGTCAAATGCTGTTAAAATTCCTACTTCATTAAAATCATCTCCAACACGATCAAAGACATAAACTGCGCCTGAAGATGTATGTCCCGAAAGATCGTCATGACCACCAGCACCAACAACAATAGTCTTACCATCAACACTACATGCAACATCCTGTCCAAAAGAATCACCTGCACCTTGATCAGATGCTGTTAAAATTGCTACTTCATTAAAGTCATTTCCAACACGATCATAAACATAAACAAGACCATGACCAGTAGTGCCAGAAGTTTCATCACCATAAGCACCAACAATAATAGTATTACCATCGGCACTGGTTGCTACTGACCATCCAAAGTAATCAAAAGATTCGGTGGCATAAGAACCAGTTAAAATTGCTACTTCATTAAAGTCATTTCCAACACGATCATAAACATAAACAAGACCATAACCAGTAGTGCCAGAAGTTTCATCATCAAAAGCACCAACAACAATGGTCTTACCATCGGCACTGGTTGCTACTGCTTGTCCAAAATTATCATAATTATCGGTAGAATAAGAACCTGTCAAGACACCTACTTGACTATAGGTATTTCCTTCACGATCAAAGACATAAACTGCGCCTGAATCTGTTGCATTACCATCACCAAAGCGATCTCCAACAACAATAGTCTTGCCATCAGCACTGGTTGCTACTGACCATCCAAAACTATCTGCAGAAGATGAATTTGCAGTAAGTATTCCTACTTCATTGTAAGAAGTGTTTGCAATACCTACAATACCGTATGCATAATTTGATGTTTCACTATGACTTGCATAATCAGAATAATGAGAGAAAACACTTCTATCCGTTGCTGTTGGAGTTACTGTCGCAACACCACTTGAAGTAGAAAGTAATACATTAAATCCTCCACTAAAATTAATTGTTGCTGCAGCTCCAACCGAAGTTCCATTTGATTGAAGTTCAACGCCAGTGCCTACACCAATAACACCAGTCAGTAAAGATCCATCACCCTCAAAACTAGCAGATTGCAATTTTCCAGTACTTGAATCATAAGTTAAGTTGGCATTAGTTTTTGGTGGAAGAATTCCATTAGATGCGGTTACAAAAACTATATTACACTCGGCATCAGTACTTTCTTCGGTAACATTAATATTAGTTGCTGTTATATCACCAACAATATCACTACTATTAACTGTGCCAATAAATCCACCAGTTGCTGTTATAATTCCGGTGACGGCAATACCTCCATTAGATGGAGTAATGGTCACACCAGTGCCTACAGATGTGATACCAGATATGAATGTATCTCCACTTGATGAAATCGTTACAGCCGCACCAACTTTTATAGTTTCACTGACTGATGCAATTCCAGTAACTTGTAAATTACCACGAACATCTAATTTTGCTTCGGCACTTGTAGTGCCTATTCCAACAGAACCGGTTTGTCCAATAGCAATAACAGCACTATCATTTCTTATACCAAAAGTAATAGGAACATTAGTTTGTGCTACAGTATTAGTTGCATAAGTATCAACAATAATTGTATTTCCAACAATATTTGAAATCTTCGTGCCAACTGTATGGAATCCAGATTTTACTTCTTGTCCCAATACAATACCAGATCCAGATATTGTGATTCCAGTAATTTCATTGGTACCCAAACCACCAACAGGAGCAGCAAGATCTCCAGTATTTGTATTTACAACTGGTATAAATTCGTTCCGTGATCCTATTTGAAGTCTATCAACAGGAGTTCTTGTTGCAATACCAACTTTAACGGGGTCAATAGTATCCACGATATCAGGATCATTACATAATATCAAATCACTTCTGATATGAACACCACCAGCAACAATTAAAGCACCATCATTATTACCAGTGGTTGGTTCAGTACTATTAATTTGCAGTTCGCTATCAGTAACAATTGTATTAGAACCACCTTGAGCATTAATAATTAAATTTCCAGAAGTTGTATCTATTGTATTAGAAAGATTTCCACCAAGACCACCAATCTTAATATTAGAAATAGTTGATGCAGAAGAAACATTTAATGTATCGGTTTCTACATGACCCGTTACATCAATACCATTTTCCGTTACTTCTAATTTTTCAACTCCATTATAGTATAGATTTACATAAGTATTATAATTATCTCCACTATTAACATGTGTCACTCTCATGGCAGTGCTTATGCCAAGATTATTATCAAAAGAAACGAAGTCTAATGTCTTACCACCACTAGAATCTAACCCAACATATGTTTTGGTGAGTGTAGAATCATGGTAAATTCGTAGGTCGGCAGTTGTCCCTACACGAAATTCTGCATTATCATAAGCATATAAAGAGTTTTCACTCACATCAAAGTAAATATCACGACCAGCAGTATTTCCATCAAATATTACATCTCCATGAAACTCTGATGTGCTGTGATCAACATATAATCTACCATCTATACGAAAACCACTGATATCTGTATATGCTTTTCTACTATTATTATAATAAAGATCTATGCCAGCATCATCGTTACAAATAATACTATTTTCTCCACTTCTTGCCTGAATATAAATGTCTGAATTAATATTTGACCCAGCATTTCTAATATAAAAATGTCCGGTGTTGTTTTCAATATATCCAGTAGTGCCATTATGATATATTTCTAAATCAGAGTCAGTGCCTGCGGCAAACTTGGCATTATCATCGAGTATTAAACTATAAGCACTCTTGTCCCAGTGAAGATCATAGTTATTATCACCTTTAAATAAAACATCACCGACAACATCTAAATTAACTGTCGTAGAATCTCTCTTTGTCCTTGGATTTACTGTGCCAATACCAACATCACCAGTGCTAGTAACTACAAAGACATCATCTCCCTCGTAGGTAGTTTCTGGTATGGTGGCATCATTTGCAACAGAAGTTATATACCTGCCAGTAGCTAAAAGAGTGTTATTAAAGTATATTCTATACCCATTACCAGTAAAAGAACTCCATTGAGTTCCTTTTGTTTCGTAATTACTATTTCTAACCGTTAGTGCTGTTCCGGCAGAAGGCACATCATATACAAGAGTTCCAAATATATCCTGCAGTCCAAATGGAGAAGCTGCCGTTCTCAATTGAACTAAATCTCCTGCACTATAATTATCACCTATAGCACTATCTAAAGTTAATTTCTTTGTTGTATATCTTTTTCCATCTACTCCAACTTGAAACTTCTGTGCCGGATCATTAGTACCAATACCAATAAACTCATTATAAGGATTGAAATTTAATTCATTATCACCCTGAACCAATCCAGTAGTGCCATGAAACTGAATATTACCAATTGTTCCACCAGCACCAGTAATAATAGATTCCAAACGAACCCAATCTATTGTCCCAGGATTTCCTGCTCCCTTCGCAAGAATTTGCCCGTCAGTTCCTGGATCACCATCACTATCATAGATAGTTGCTCCAACTTTAATGCTACCACTTACATCAATATCTCCTGTAACATCTAAAGTATGTGCAGGATCACTACTATTAATACCTAATCGTGTATTAGACTTATCCCAATAAACACTAGCACCATTAAATTCCCCATTATCATTAAATATTAATTCTTTATTTTCAGAAAAGAATTGTGGAGAAACAGTTATGTCTGCTTTAACTCCAGTCTCAATAATCGAAGATAAAGAATCTACGGTTAATCCAGTGGTTACTCCATCCTCATAAATTTCATCACTTGCATTTTGAGCAAACGATCCCTCAACATTAGTGACAGTAACATATCCAACTGTTGTTGTAGAATATTTTACAAAACCAGTAACATTATTGTTACCCTGTGTAATACCTAAACCAACAGAAAAACTATGATTGCCACTTAAAGTTAATGTTGTTTCTTTAAATGAATCTGATGTTGCAGTTATAGCAGCACCAATAAAATTGAGTTGAGTTATACTACTAATATTACCAACAAGTTTAGTAGATTCATCATAGACAGTAATAGATCCTGGAATGATTCCACCCTCAACAGGAATCCAATATCTTTCTCCAGGATATCCTTCAACGGAAACTATTTGATATCTTGTACCAGCAGGTGGAGTGTCTTGAAATGTCCCGGAAAGAGGATCACCTAAATTTGGTTCAGTTTCATTAAGTCCAAGATAACGGTAGCGATCCGTAGAAATTGCTACTTTGGATTGTTCTTTTCTTTTTACTCTTCCGCTTAAATATTTTGCCATTGTTATGCAAGACTATTTTCAAGAATACTAAGGGTTAATTCCAATCTTAAGGGTGCTACTTTTCCTGTTCCACTAACATGATTGTGAGCAATGCCAACACTCTTACCAGAATTTACTTCAAAAGTTGTTGGAGTATCTGATACATCTACAGTAAAACTTCTCTGTGGTGAGGGGAAAAACGTTGTGGTTATTCCGTATCCATCTCCCGTACAAGTGAATTGAATATCTGCCATAGTAATCTCATCACCAACTTGGAATCCATGAGGAGTTGTGGTAGTTACAGTAGTTACTCCATTAGGAGCATGATATTCAACACCCTGAATATCTCTGACACCATGCTGATCACTAATAATAGTCAATGAATCCGATACAGCAGCAGTTCTTTCTAAGACTAATCTTCCATCAATAAGAAACAATGTATCATTCGGTAGCACCTCAATATCTTTTACAATTCTCGTATCTCTGGTATTACCAAATGTTCTTGTTCCCGTGGATTTTCTTTGGTGCGTAAACGTTACTGTTGGATATGAAGTAGTCGTTCCTAAACCAACATTTGAAACTCCGGCATATAATACAATAGCACTTACACCAACAGGAGTTGTATATACAGTATTAATTCCAGGTGCAACCGGTACTGCTACAGTTATAAATTTATTTAATGGTGCTACTGCCATATTAATTTAATGCAAGTATTAATGGTGTAATTTCTGCCTGAACTGCTCTACTAAAATCTCTACCTCTAATTGTTGACGTTGTTTGGTCGATTTGTATCCCCTCTCCTATATCAAAATTTCCTTTTTGGTCGGTGCTAGTAAACGGAATTTGTGCTCCATCTCTGGCATCAACTTCATTAGCTTTGATTGGAACTGCACCCTCAAAGGGTAACGCACTATTTATAGTGGTCCCAGTACCAATGTATTCAAATGAATGTGAAGATGTAAGAATACGACTTATTCTTGCAAAATAAATTGGATCTCCTTCAAATAATTCATATGGTATAAATTCATTAAAGGTTATAGTCGTCATACCCACAGAATTGAAATCGCCCGCTTCAGAAACTGTATAGTAGATAGGTTTCATGATAGCAGTCGCAATTCCAGTATTTCCATTAATACTAACAACTATATTTTGAGTTGGAAGATAATTTCTACCATTACTAATTAAATTAATTTGGGTAATGGATCCTCCTGCACTTACAGTTGCAGTTGCTTGAGCAGCAATAGATTGAGGACCTTTAGGTTCAACTAAAGTATCATCAAAATCTTCTATAATCACATTAGGAGGAGAAGCAGCACTAAATCCAGAGTTACCAGTAGCATTAGGTATTAAATCAATTCTCTCAACTTCTCTCATAGGAGATGGAAGTATTGTGCTTCCACTTGGTGGAGTTGCATCTGGATAGTTTGCAAGATCAATCGCAAACCAAACTGCCTGCCCATCAAAAGGTCTTTGATATACATTGGATCTGTCGGTAACAGCAGTGCCAACTATAATATCGGTGTTATTAAAATCATAAGCAACTCCAGCAGTATTAGAAGTAACAAAACCAGTGTATTGAGTTGCTCCCAATCCAACTGCAACCAATCCATAATTTCCAAAGGAAGAATTAGAATTAGTCAAATCACACTGAGCACCAGTATCAGCATAAATTCCTATATCATTATTAATTGTAAATATAGAAACTAATTGGGCATATGCTTCATTGGTAAGTGATACTCCAATACCTGCTTCATTGTATTGAGTAAATGAATCACAAACCATTGATTTCAAATTAGCACCATCACTTGATGCTGTGGCATGATTACCATCAATCTTCATGCCAATACTTTTGGTCATGAAGTTTGTGCAATTTCTAATATATGGACTTCTCCATCTTCCCGTAGGACCTTCTGTTGCTGGTCCAACATCAGTAAATCCACTTACCGCTTGATATGCAGTCCCGGCATCAATGTCTGTTTGTGTTGGAGGAAATGCAACTGCTCCTCCTCCAGTATTTGCAACACTTACTCCATTGTCATTTGGATCTCCATCATTATTTTTACAGGCAAAATTCAAATTCTCAATGAGACATCCTCTTCTTACATGAAAAATATCACGCATCAAATTTTGAGGTCTGATTGTAACCAATCTCAAATCTTGACCTGTAACAGATACGTCAGTTCTTAATCCAATTGGATTGTTTTCATCATATGTTCCGGGTCTTATAACAATTGTATCACTCGCTTCTGCTATTGCTGCTGCACCACCAACTGTTCTTTTTGCATCACCCTCAAGTAATCCACTATTGGCATCGTTACCACTCTCCGAAACCCAAATAGTTCTCTTTGTTTGAACACCAGAAGGTCTCCAAGAAACACCACTTCCAACTGCAGCAAGACGATAATCTTTATCGCCACCAGTAGAATCATTAACATCCTGTATAAAAGAATTTAGTATTAGAGTGCCATCAATATCAACTTCATCCTCAAAATATGCAGTACTTCCAACACCAACTGTATTAGCAATACTTACATTATCTACGGTTAATCTTTTTGCAATTCCTACACCACCATCAACAACTAATGCGCCTGTTGTTTTACTGGTTGAATCCTTCGTAGAATTTATGCTTATAATGCCCGTAGCATCATTCTTACCTATCTCAATAGAAGTTGCAGCACCACCAAGATTTAATGTGGTTACAGTGGTGTTTAATAAGTTAAATGTGGATTGATTAGTTTTTATATCTCCACCAAAAACAGATAAATCATCTTTAACAAATAATTCACCACCTACAGTAGCAGCACCTCCTATAGTAGCAGCACCTCCTACAGAAAGACCATTATCAACAAATAAGTCTCCACCGGTTGTTGTAATACCTCCATCAGATGCAAGAGTTGTTACACCACTAATAGAGACACCGCCATAAACATCCAAAGGAAATCTTGGATTTGTAGTTCCTATTCCAAGATTACCCTCCGATGTAATGGCAACCACACCAGAAGTATTTTTACCAATCTGTAGTGCAACTAATGGATTATTGGTAAAAATACCAACATTGGTCATTCTATAAATGTTATTATCGGCAACTGCCTTGTCACCACCTATTGCATTTCCCCAATAATCATTGGAAAATATAGTGGCAAGTCCTAAAATTCCGGAAGATGTAATTCCCAGAGTCTCGGTCAAAATACCAAGACTGTTTCTCTCCACGAAATTAATATTTGTGAAAGAAACCCCTTGTCCTACTTCAACACCTTCTTCTTGTAAAAAGACACCTTCCTGAACTTCTGTACTTAATTCTTTCCAGAAAATTCCATTTGCATCAACAGAAAGAACGTTTGTATTATTACCTCTTTTATCAAATTGATCATAAATGTATTTTGTGATCTTTATACTTCCACCAACTTCAAGAACTCTATTGCCTGTTGGATCAATATAATCAGAATTAATACCTACCCTACCACCATTAATATCAACCGTTCCTCCTATTCCAACATTACCAATCGCAACAATTGATCTATCAGGATTTAATGTGTTAATTCCAATTCTTTTAGTATTATCATTAACATTTAAAAGTTTTTCCTTAGTACCTACACTAAAATATTTTCTTACTCGTAAAACATCAAGATTAACATCACCAGTAAAAATTGTGTTATCTACAACAATTTCATTCGCATAAAGTTTATCGTAAATATATACGGTTTCAAATATCGAATTACCTAATTGAGAAAAATCTGGATTTATTCTTGGTATTCCCATTTTTTATGCTTTTAATTTTGGATTTCCAGAAGCTAATGACCCTTTAAAAGATGCAACTGTGCTTGAAGACATTAGTGCTTCTTTCAATTCAAATTTTTTTATTTTTCCATTCTCTACAGGAATCAAATTTTGTGCATGAAGTTCAATTTTATTTGTTTGCCCTTCATTATTTCCAATTCTAATTGAAGGAGCATCTATTACAATTTCATCTGTTGCCTTTAAAGTAATTGTTTCTGCACCTACAACGAATGATCCACTATCAGCATTAAAATGAATATTGCCATTATGTGCAATTAAAGTAAAATCTGGTTGTCCATCTCTATTTTTATCTCCACACTCTATTTCAAACCGTCCTTCTGTTCCTTGATGAAACATCCCATTTTCATACAATCCTTGTGAGCAACGAATACCAGACTCGTTTTCACTTTTAATAGAAAAGGCACATTTACCGGCAGTAGTTTGCTCTTCAGAATTCGACTCAATAACTAATTTTGGACTACAAACCTCTCGATATAAACTATCAGAATTTGCCATATGTTACCTCACACAATCTATAACTTGAATAACTTCTCTCTGTGGCGGAACAACTGCCATTATTGGTCTTAGCACAGCTCCAAACCCAGTGTTACTGTTGATATTTAGGTCAGGCAATCCATTGTATCCTAAGTTTTCAATTTCAGTGTCAACAATTTGACCATCACGAATTGTTAATTTAATCCCTTGAGCAGAATCACCTTCAGAGTATCCAGATCCGGGATTTTCAATTACAATATCTTCAATGTATAATGGATCTTCAATAAGACCTTCCGTTGGGTAATTTTCTCCTTTACTAATAATACTTATAGAAGTAACTTGACCATAAGTTGGAGAACTAGGATTTGTATCTATGTTTGCTCTGCCATATGCACCATATCCCTTATCACATGCATCAGTAAAAGATACAATTGGTGGAGTTGTATATCCACTTCCGGGATCTTGAATTTCTACACCAACAATACTTGCAGTCCTTTGTGCAGAATCAATTACACCTTCACTATCAACTTCATTAATAATATTGCCAAGTATTACTCTTCCAAATGCTCCTGCACCATCACCACCAAAAAATTCTACATTTGGTGTGCCACAACTGACAACATTTCCAGTATAACAACCCGAATTTGGATCAGCATTTTCTAGGGTCTCGCCAAATATAGACCATGATCCATATTGATTTTCAAAATCATTTGCAAGATTTGCAGCACCTCTTGACAGTGCTCCTTTTGCAAATATTCTATCAAAGGCGTCTTTCTGCTCTCCTTCTCCCCTATCTCTCAACAATCCTTGATTGATTTTATATTTTGTAGATGGAGGACACTTTTTCTTCTCATTACAATTTAAAAGATTTTCAACCTTTCTCAATGTTTTCACTACACCAACAAGAAAATCTCTTACATCAAAAACAAATTCTAATGCATTCTTAATCGGTTCCAATATTGGTGAAACGGTGCTCTCAATGATATCTATCATCTTATTAGTAAATGCACCCAATATTTGCTCAACTGCACAAATAGGGACATTCAATACATTTTTTACTGCTTGTGATAGCAAATCAGTGAATATTTTTTCTGCGGCATCCGTAACCTTATTTGCCAAACAAGCAAGTGCCTTAAACAGATTATCAACTGGATCAATTTGAGCGCCTTGTTTTTTTGCTAATTCATCAAGAGCTTTGAATAATTCATTTCCTTTATATGAAGATCTAACTGCATTTTCCAGTCCTGCAAGTCCACCTTTTATTCTTTCAATCAATTCATCTTGAAATCTTCCCACAACAGAATTTACAAAACCTTTCATACCAATAGAAAGAAGTTTCACGGTTTTTTTCAATTCTTGATCTAAACTTGAGGATGAATCAAGTGGTTTTGTTACCAAAGCAAAAAAGTTTTCCAGATATGCTTCTGCCTTCGCAAAGGTATTATCTTTACAAGGATCTGGAAGAATTACTACATGACCAGATGTATTACTGATAGGATCTGCACAAACTGACATATATTTTTTGAATTATTTATGGAGATGTTCTACCTTGTTTCCCATTCCCAGGTATTAGTCTTGGCGTGCATATTCCTTTTTGTTCACATGTTTCTTGATTTTTTGTTAATGATGTCTTTTTTCTACTTCCAACAAATCCAGTTTTTGGATCAAATCTACCAGATCCATATCCATATTGTATATCAGACGTTCTACATAAAACATGCAATATAATTGGCAATTGTTTATTATCACCATCTAAAAATTTACCCAAAACAACATCTCCTTGAGTCAATTTAGATGTTTTATAACACGATCCACCGCCGCCGCCATCAGCAGGTGAGAATCCAGTTATGGCATAAGTAATTTCTTCATCAGTTATACTATTATCAAGTGGATGATAACCCATAATAGCCACTCGATAACGAAAACCAAATCCTTTCTTTCCCGTAGATTGATCTTTTTGGGATTCAAAGGGCAATATCATACCTATCCACTCATTTGTCCCCAAACCATAAAAATTAAATTGTGCCGAATTTAGTCCTTCCATTATTTGCTCTTACTAAAATGTAATCCATAAGAATCGCGAATAAGTTTTAATCCAGTAGTAGATACTTTAGGAGTAAAATGATGCCTTATTCCCCTAATTATATATTTACCACTTTTAACTTGATCAACACCTTGCACCTTATCATTAGATATACTTTCAATATTTAAAATAATCGAATCTCCAGCTTCAAGTAAAATATTTGATGGAATTGTTACATTATGAATTTGAGAAAATAATGCATTATATCTAGTAGTTCCTGCTGCATAGTAAAGTTCTGGATTATTATTTTGAGTTTTTTCTTCTGTATTACTTCCTATATCTAGGATAGCAGACTGAACTCGATGATATTTTTTCCCCTCATTGAAATCTTGATCTAAAATTCTTGGAAGTTTTTGTTTTTTACCCAATGAAGAAAACTTTGAATTTGTTATCACAGATATGTCAATTTCGGTAAATTTAAAAGTTAGTGGATTGAAAAATAAATTTTTTGTAGCATACATTCCAGATCTAATTTGCATCAACAAATCTTGATCTTTTTCTGTCGAAAATGTTGCTACCTTAAAATCAGCACTGTCATCTTTAGTTTCAAAAGATGATATATTTTTGCCATTATATTCATAAGGAATTTTAAATTCCTCTCGATTTATCAAAGTATCAATAGAAACATAATTAAATCCACTCTTTGTTTCATAACAAAAATAACCAGGATTTACTGTATTGGGGGGTATAGATTGTTTTAATAAAAGTCCTATTAATAAATCAAATGGTCTCTTTCTCATTCCAGTAAATGTGAGACTATTGATTGCTTCTTCAATAAAAATTTTATTAGATTTTATACCCAATTCTTTTGTTAATATAGATTCTACAGATTTGGTAATTTTTCCATTAAATGATCGTGTAATTCTGGTAGTTTCATTTAACCATCCAATTTTAGATGTAAACTTTATAGATATTGTTTCTGAATTAGAATCTTGGATTAGAGGAACAACCTTTGTCACATATAAAACTTTATAATCATCTCCAGAAAAATTCAATACTCCATTTTTTGTGCGTATTTTTGTCGATATTATTGATCCTGCACGAAGAGGTAAATGCGATAATATACTTCCTACTCTATTTTGGGGATCTTCCCTCGATACAGCAGCATCAGATCCACTAGAAATTATAATTGTGCCAGTAATGCACGGTGATAATATAGATTCAAAGTAATCAAAACTAATAATTCTTATCTGACCATCATAAAGATTTACAGAATTACTTCCGTCATCAGATGTAATTATAAATTCTTCAAATATACTTGCTTGTGCTGCATTCATTATTGAGGTCCTCTCGTTTGCCAGGGATTTAAAGGTCGTCCACCATAATCTTTTCCTCCACCAGGTCTATAGACCTTTGTAGAATTGCCAGTAACTGGAACTGGAGTTTCAATAGGCACTAACTTTTCTACAGGAACTATAATAATTTGTTTCTTAATTTCGTCACTTAAAGGAATTATTTGTCTAGATGTTATACTATTATTTAACTGCCCACCTTCACCATCTTTAGATTTCTCTGGTCCACTGGATAAGTGAGCAATTAAATAATAATTTCCATATTTATCCACAATAACTATATTATTTCCATATCCACTTGGATCTCTAACCGTATCATAATCAACAAGTTTCAATCCCCCTTTAAGAGTAATTGGTGTCCCCTTCGGAATACCATAATCCAATCCACGGTGCCCTCTACCATCACCAATTGTTGAAGTTTGAGGCCAATCAGACAATGGTTTACCACCAACAATAATATTACTCAAAACTGATGAAGGAATCTCTCCTCCCGCTCCTCCTTCCCCCCTTCCAGTTTCAATGTGAATGTGAGAACCCTCTGGACCTTCTGGGATCGTATACCCACTATGCCCAACTCTTCCAACAATTTGTCCGGTAATTTTACCATCACTAATTACAACTTTATTATCAGTTGCCGGTTTATTATCATTAGTAGTAATAGATTTTTTCCTTTCTGATGATTTTAATAATTTTGCAATTTCTTCTAATTTATCATTATTTTTTTCAAATAGATTTACATTTTCGCTGTTTTGCTCTGTTACCTTTCCAAATAACCTTAAAGGATTTGTTTTTGCATTTTCATAATTATTTCTTCTTGGTGGAAGATTCGCATTTTGTCTTTTGTTTACTAAACCACCAGTATTTCTTTTTTGTATTTCCGGTTTTACTTGAGTTTGTTGTTGAATGACAGGCGTAGAAGGATCCGTATAATTATTTACTTCTTGAGTTTGAGTTGTCTCAGATTCAGTATTATCATTATCTTTTGACAATTCAAAACCTTCATCTAAATCCTTATCAATTAATTTGAGTGTATCTTCTGCAGTTTTAATATTATTTCGTGCTTCATTTTCATTAAAAAATAATGGCGCAACAGAATTATACAAAAATCCTATTCCATTTATCACAAATCCCAATCCTTTCATAAAACCTTCATATATTGGTTTCATAGTTTCAAAAATAGGAGTCAACTCTGCAATTATTTTTGGCAAATTATTAACTACAAATCCAAGTAATATAGCACTGAAAAATCCCATTATTCTATCAAATACTCCCATAACAGGACTTGCAATTTTTCTTACAATTCCTTTGGCAAGTTCGGATCCAGGAATTCTAGGGGTCTCTATTTTTTTCTCTCTTTCAAATCTTTTTTCGCCTTGTATTTGTTTCCTTAATATACTTGTCTTTTTAATTTGTAACTGTTTCAAATTTTTATTTGATGTAGTCAATACACTTTTTATATTACTAACATTAAGTTTTAAATTCTCGACGCTTTCCATTTATTACACTCCCAATCCAAGAGAAGATGCAGTGTAGTATGAAACATAAAAATTATCATTATCCTCTGCATCAAGTGCAATTATCGAATCTCCACCAGAGGGTGTTGAATTTACTTTAGAAGCAGATAAATTAGTGGCAGCACTTATCGGAGGCAACATTGTAATCGATGGAGACCTATTCATAGATCTCATTGACATGTTTGAAGTATTTTTCTTCACAGGATTCAAAGATTTATTTGCCATTGAATCTCGTGGTCCTCCAATGGCACCATATAATTTATTATATAAGTTGGGATCAAGCGCTTTTAATGTTTCTTTTTTAAAGTACTTGGAAAGCACTTCTATAGATTCTTCAAATTTTTCATTCGCTTCTTTAAATATATTATTATTATATTCTTGTTTTCTCAATGAGAGAAACATTTTCTCAAATAATTCTCCACCATTACTAATAATATCAGATAAAAATCCCGAAAATCTTGCTGTTTCTTTTTTAGGGACAACAGCCTCTCCAGGAGTAGCAAGTATTGGCACAATGTCCTTATTAATATTGGGTCCAGGAACAATACCACCTCTATTCATTTTTAAAGGATCTTCCTGTTTTTCTCCAACAATTGCATCGTAAATTTTACCACCAACAAAGTCACCAAGTAAACCCCCAGCAAATGTTCCAACACCAGGAATTGGAATTAATGTTCCTAAAGCACTACCAAGCAACATACCAACCGACTTTGCTGCTGCCCTACCTATTGGCTCTCCAAGAGCAAGAGACACGGCAAAATCAATTAGTGCTCCAAATACAGGTACTCTTTTAAATACTGGTCTCAAAAATTTCATGAGACCTTTTGCACCAAGTGCTTTTACTACCTTTTTACCAGCTAACTTTGATAATACTTCTGCTTTTTGAACTGCCTTTGCTACTGGATTTTTAGTTCTCTTATATACATCTACTCTCTCATGAAGTAGTCCACCAGAACCAGGTTTTGCTCTGGTAATTCTTTCCATCTCAACATTAACACCTCTTCTACCACCGGCAGCATTTCTAATTAAACCACCTCTCCTTATAGCATCACCAGCACCAGCACCAGCACCACGTCTACCAATACCAATAAGTCTCAGTGCTCCACGGATAAGTTTATATAATCGATAAATTTTTAATACAACATTAGTTAAAAGAAAACCGCCAATAACAGCAAGAATTGGTTTCCAATGTTTCCCAATAAAAGTAAATATCCCCGCTATTTTTTCAGCATTACCTGGTTTTGTTAACCAATCAATCGCCTTATTAACTACAAATCCAGTAATAATGGCACCAAAAAAGTCAAGTATTTTTTGAAAAAATCCTTTTACAGGAGTAGTAACTTTATCAACTTGATTTTTAACAAAACCACCAATTTTTTTTACACTTTCTACACCTGCTTCTGCCCTACTCTTTTTTTCCTTATCAGATGTAATTTTTATTTTTTGTATATCTTCTTTCTCTTTTGCAATCCTATAAGCAAAATCAGTTGCTAACTGATTTTGTATTTCTATAAGAATATTGTTTGTTTCTACTAATGTTTGTTCAATTGGCGTGCTTTCTTCTTTTCTTAAATAACTTGGATCAACATAAGACTTACTTGCCCCTATTTGCATTCCTTTAGGAATTTTGATAGTAGTCGATTTTCCAATAGATTTAAAGGCACCACGAAAAACTGAAGAAGAAATCATTTTCTTCCCCAACTTTGGTTTTTTATCTAAAGTAGGTGCCGTAAAACTTTGACTACTAAATACCACTCTGTTTTTGCTGTTTTAAATTTTCTTCCTCAATATATTGTTGCAAAAGAGAAACATATATTTCTCTTTCCCAAGGTATCATATTTTCTAGTTCCGTCAATGAATATTTATGGTGCTGAATCAAGGCAAAGTTTGTTTTGTAATAATTTTCCAAACTCTCATGAGCCAGCGCTAACTGAAAAAACTTGCTAACCCTTCCAATACAACTTCTGACTCCACACCTGTCTTTGGATTCTTCACATTAATTGTATGTGATAATTTTGGCATCGTGTTAAAGAATTCTTCAATTTTCTTAAATTGTTTGGTATTCATTTGCTCGATGAAATCATTCAATTCTTTCTTACTACAATCAGAAGCATCCCAAGATTCTTCATCAGTAAATACTTGACCAATGCAAGATGCTATCACTTGAATAGACTTATCAACTTGTTCATTTTTATTATCAACTTCAAAATTACTTTCAACAAATTGATTTAAAGATGGATATTTCATTTTAACCGAAAGATTATCATCCAATTTAATAATATTACTATGATTAGGATTCTTTTGAACCTTAATTAAATCAATATCAATTTCAACTTGTAATTGTGTTTCTCCATCATCTGGACATGTTACACTTACTTCTACAGATTCTCCTACGGATTTTGCACGAACATTTAAAAACAAATATTCAATATCAAAAGTTGATAACTGATCTACTTTAATTCCTCTTGTAATAATACAATCTGATATAACAGTTTTAATTGCATTTGAAATTTGTTTAAGATCTTCACTCTCCAGTGCCATGATAAGAATTTTTTCTTCTTTTACAAGAAATGGACGATATTTAATTAATTTTCCATTTGAAGGCAATTCCAACTCATATGTCGGTGTCGAAATCTTGGGTAAAGGCATACTGTTTGATACAATTCAGGTATGATTATTTATTACCCCACGCCAGGAGGAAGACCTACTTGATCATCCCCATCAATGTTCAATCCTGTTTTATTAGTAGGATAATCATGAAAAGGACCTTTATTCCATCCTCTATATTGCTCAACAATATACCTATCATAAGCAAAAGAAACTGTAACTCTTAAAACTTCTGCACTTCCATAAGAAACTGGAATAGAAGTAATTGCTTTAGGAAAAGCATGAAAAAATCTATAGGATATAATTGGTCTCTCTCTTTCGTTTGAATCTTTTTCACCCTTTGTTATATACAGTCCATCCAATTTATACCCATCAATGGGATCTAAAGGATAATTGAATCTTTTATAATATCCATCATGTGCTACCGAAACTTGACCACCTTGCTTATTCACTGGATAATTATTTTCACCGGCAACATAATCTATCCAACCCTCAAAAAATTTCAAAACTCGATAATCCCCATCAAGATAAAAAGTAAAATCACTATCGGTATATAATCTCGTATGAGCATATTGCTCATTAATACCATGAAAATTATCTTTTACCTCTGCTGTGGCAAGAGAACTAGTGGGAAGTGTTGCCTCAGAACACATCAATCCAAGATTATTGCTCAACCAATCCACCTTTAATCCATATTTTTTAAGAAATTTCATAAGACCACTTCCTTCCGAAAGTCCAGTCATATGAACTTGATAATAATTCGATAATGATACATTGGTAATTTGACTTCTTTCGATAGCACCTACTTTTAAGTCATTTATCCTTGGCATCCTAAATACCTTATACGAATCCTACATTATTAAGTATTTAGATGGCATATAAAGGAAAATACCAACCATCCTTTCCTAAAAAATATAAAGGTAATCCATCAAATATAGTATATCGTTCTCTATGGGAGCGAAAGTTTATGGTTTATTGTGATAAGAATGAAAATATTTTAGAATGGGCAAGTGAAGAAATTGCACTCCCTTATCGTTCACCATTGGATAATAGAATTCATCGTTACTATCCTGACTTCTACATCAAAGTAAAAGAATCTAATGGTGCAATTAAAAAAATGCTAATTGAGGTAAAACCCAAAAAGCAGTGTGTTGAACCAATAAGACCAAAAAGAAAGACTAAAGGATATATTTACGAAGTCAAAGAGTATGTAAGAAATCAGGCAAAGTGGAGAGCAGCAAAAGATTTCTGTGAAGATCGTCAATGGGAATTTAAAGTAATCACCGAAGACGAATTGGGAATTCATAAATGAGATATCCAACAGACATTAATAGCAATCGCATTCGTGGAGTGGTTGATAATCTAATTGGCACAGAAGATGCCGATGATATCATGATGGAATTAATGAATGCTCTTAGTAGTGACTCTACGCTTGTTCCAGATGTTGGAAAGTATTATGTATTTGTTTATAGACCGAAAACTCCTCTAATACAATACGATCAAAATCCTTTGGTGGCAGTTACTGATATATTTCGTTGGGGATTTCGTGGAATCAATTATCACTGGAGACAATATCGTCAATATTCTTGGGAAGAAGTTGTTGGATCATTATACCAAATATATCCAGATGAGCTTGCAGATGCAAGAGAGCTTCCAATTCAAAAATTCATTCTAAATAGTTAGAAAAAACGATAATGACATACACAGGAGCAAGTAGAACAAGATATAGTGGAGGAAGACCCAGACCTACTCCTAATAATACTCCTAATAATACTCCTAATAATGCTGGCAACCCCCAATACTATGAAGTGCTTGGAAATGTTTATGGTCCTGATGGTCGTAGAGAGGGAATAACAGAAGACCATGCTGATTACAATAAAGATCCCAAAATAGAAAAATTGGGTGCTGGACGTAATATAAAAAAATTAGAATCAAATTTAAGATATCCCATAGCAAGTATTAATCTTGATCAAGATCATATAAAATTTGATATTATTAAGTATGAAAGAAAAAAATCAGAAGGTATTAGTTATACATCAGGAGAGCAAGTAAAGGTATTTGAAAAGAATAAAGATGGAACCGATTATATTGAAAAGGGAACTACAATAATTAATGTAAGAAACCAGAATGCTTTTGATAACCCATTTGTTGGAGGTGCTCGTAATCCTACTGCAGAAAATCGGTTGGGATCAATAATATTACCAATTCCTGGACAAGTATCTGATACTAATGCAACAAATTTTGGCGAAAGTAATTTAAACAATTTTTATGCTGCTGCTATTGGCACTGCTCTAAAGGGAATATCTTCTGGTAGTCCAGAAGAATTAGCAACATCATTAGCATCAAGTACAATTGATGCTGCAAAAATAGCGCAAGATCGAAAAGTACAAGCTGCGTTGCGGTTATTTTTTGCTTCACAGGCAGTTTCTAGTCTAGGAGCAAACGTAAGCACAGATCAATTATTTGCAAGAGCAACTGGATCAATAATAAATCCAAATATGGAATTATTATTTAGTGGTCCAACTTTAAGACAATTTAATTTCGAATTTAAATTCACTCCAAGATATCAAAAAGAAGCAGTGATGGTTAAAGATATCATGAGGGTTTTTAAACAAAACATGAGTCCAATATCATCTCCAGGAGATAAGTTTATGCAAACTCCGAATATTTTTAAATTATCATATATTGGTAAGGGAAGTAATTATTTAAATAGGTTTAAACTTTGTGCTCTCACAAATATGAGCATTAATTATACTGGTGAAGGAAATTATGCTACTTATGCTGATGGTGCTCCAGTTTCGAGTACGATGCAATTAGCATTTCAAGAGTTATCACCAGTATATTATAGTGATCACGATGACGTAGGCGGAACAGGATACTAAAATGGGATATTTCAGAGAACTACCAAATTTACTTTATCAATCACCACTGACAAATAGAAATACTTCTGATCAATACGTTGCGGTAAAAAATCTTTTTAGAAGAAACAAACTTCGTGATGACCTCCAAAATGTTTTTACTTTGTTTAATAAGTATGAAATTGTAGAAGGTGCAAGACCAGACACGATTGCCGAAGAATTATATGGAAGTGCAGAACTAGATTGGGTTGTTATAATGACTGCAGGTATTGTTAACATAAGAGATGAATGGCCTCTATCAAATTATCATCTATATGAATACGCTAATAATAAGTATGATGACATCAATGCAATTCACCACTATGAAACAACTGAAGTAAAAGATAATAATGGTCGATTAATTTTACCAAAAGGAAAAGAAGTTAATAGCGATTTTAAAATTCCTAATCCAGATGATTATACTGCACAAAAATTAAATCCAGTCAGAGGAATTACAAATTATGAATACGAAGTTAGAAAAAATCAAGAAAAATCTAATATATATCTTTTAAAACCAAGATACTTACAACAATTCTTGAATGACATGAGACAAATCATGACTTATCAAACTTCTTCTCAATACATTGATGAAAGATTAATTATAACAGAGAATACTAGAAATACCATACCACCTGCATAAAAAAGGGGGAGGTTTCCCTCCCCAACTCTATCAATCTTCGGCAAGACGGGCAAAGTAGGACATTGCATCATCGTCCTCATCTTCAGTCATTTTAGAAGAACTCAGACTATCAAGTTCATCTTTGAGTGATTGGGGAACAGAAGGTGCTACATCTCCACGATTCTGCTGACGAAACTCT